AGTTACGTTAACTCAATCTAAACTTGCTAATAGACAAGCGTGGTTTGCTTTAGAGACCGAAGTAGGGTTTTCAACAATATTTAATGTTGCATATAGTTCAAATGGTTCATATATAACTGACTTCTTTGTTGACAATAATATTGAGTTTACTGCTCAGAATGTTGTATTACTGGCTAAGATAATTAAAATGTATGCGACACAAAAACTTAGACAACCAACAATATCAGTTGCTCAATTTAAAAATCAAATTACACAATATCTTAATAGAGAGTCCGAATTACAAAACAATTTCTTAGACGGAGTTCTGACAGGATTGAACAGAGCGTTACCATCACAACAACAACTACCTCAACAACAACCAATCCAAAGTTCTATTTCAGGAGAACAGAGTAAAGTTGAAAACTATGAAGTTTTCAAGGCGTTAAACGACAAGTGGGTTGCGGGTGGTGATTACACAAACAAAACATTGTTTGAAGATATGATGTTTTTAGATAGAGCGTCAAGAAATATTGGAGACACAATCTTAGTTGATATTTTTGATTTGAAAGCCATGTTTGGTGTTGGTGGTACTCCTGGTGAATATTCGTTAAATCAAGCTATGAGTGTTTATACCTTTATTAGTGGTATTCTTATTAAGAATAATTTTAACGTAATGAATTTACCTGCATATGTTAACTTCTATAATGTTCAAGATGTTGATGGAACTACAACTCCAAGAACTGAAGGCTCGTTAGATTTTGCGGACAGTTTATGGGGAACCTATTTAGATGTTGATTATAGAAAGTCAGGGCCTAAAATGGTTTGTTTCTACGCAGGTAAACCATCTCAATATTTAGACCTACCAAAAGGTAATTTCAAATTTAGAAATGACGGGTTTGAAATGAGAAGAGCTTCGGAAAATCCTTTATTAGAAGACCAAAAAGATAAAAAAGACTGGGCGGTTTCTAATAAATGTGTTGGGTTTACCGTAGATTTAGGTATTAGAAATCAAAACATATTTTATTCGTTTAGTGTATCACAAGATAATGGTACTGCAACTTCTGAGTCGATTAATACTCAGTTGAATATGGTAGACCAAGCCTCAGGTAGACAGACCGCAACTCAAAATAATAGTTTATATAATTTATACAAACAAAGAAGTTATAAGTGTTCGGTAACATCTTTAGGTAATGCGTTGATACAACCAACAATGTATTTCAATCTTAGACACGTACCAATGTTTAATGGACCGTACATGATACAAGATGTACAACATACAATTCAAGCGGGTAATTTTCAAACAACATTTACAGGTGTTAGACAGGGGGTATTTGATTTACCAGCGATAGATAGTTTCCTACAAAGTATAAACCAAAACCTTGTTACTAAGTTAGAAGAGTTACTTAAAATTAATAAAGATAGTATTACTGTTACTGGAACCACAAATACAGTTAAAAGTAATAAGTTACCGCAAAAGGCAGATAACACATTGGACACTACAAATGCTTGTAGTTCAAATGTACTTAAGACTTACTCAGACGCTGCGTTTGGAGATAGTGTTGTTGGTACCGCGACACCATTAACACCACAACAATTGGCAGACGCTTTAGTAAAAGAGATGCCAAACAATAAGGAATTACAGGTTATCATTTATTGTATGTCCTATATGAGAAGTTTCCAAAAAAGTTCAAATAGTAGTGTTGGTGAATTCAATGGATGGAACAATAACTTTGCAACAATATCTTTAGATACCAATTGGGGAGGATTAATTACAACATTAACTAAGAGATATAGTTGTATTAAATCTAAAACAAATCCAACCACATCTGCATCACTACCTATTGTACATTTTGATAATGTCGAAAAATATGTGAGATTTATGCAAGGAAGGTTAGGACCAAGGGTTAAACAAATATTAGAAATTGGTTTAGCTAAATATTATGTTTGTTTTTGGCCAGAATCCAACATCTCTTCAGATTACTACGATTCACACACAAGTGAATTTAAACAAACTAAAGATACCCTATATGCAGCATTAACCTCTGCGGTTAAAGTAGGACTATCAAGTTTAGAAAATTCTAAAGACTTAAAGGCTGACATTAAAGTAACTGAACAAAAAGGTATTAAGAAAACAAGTGGTACTTCAGGTACTTCAGGTACTTCAGGTACTTCAGGAACGAGAGGAACAAGTGGTGTTGCTGCTTTAGACTTATCGTGCCCTCCACCAGCAATTAAATCATTCTCACCATTAGCGGGATATGATGGAACGATAGTTCAAATAAATGGTAGTAACTTGGGAACCACAAACTCAATTAAATTGGCTGGAGTAGAAGTTCCATCAAAAGATATTACGGTATTTAGTGGTAGTACTGTTAGGTTTATTGTCCCTAAAATCTTAAATGGAGAAACTAACCTTAATGGAAGAATTGAAGTTAAAACAGATAATGGTTCATTTACAGGGTCTACGTTATTTAATTATAACCCTGCATTAAAAGGAGTTTCAAGTTTATCACCTGGAGGTGCCACAGATACACCTGTAACACAAACAGCACCTTCAACTCCAAGTCCAAATAATTTAACAGGAACAAATGCAAATCTACAAGATACGGCTCCAAGTCCTCTTATTCAAACAGAAAAAACATCAAGTGAGTTAGGTAATGGAATTTTAACAGTTAAAGTTAATACTGAGCCAGGTGTTGGTGTTTGGAACATAGATGACCAGCCAAGGTACAATTATAGGATTGATGCGATAGAAATTGGACCGAACAACACGGTTAAACGATACACGCCAAGCGAAGGTACATATCAAGCGCTTGAAGGATTCGTGTCACCTGATGGTCAAACATTCTCAATAACAAGAGAAGCGTTTATTGATAAAGCGTTTGAACAGGATATTGAAATGGAGGATGGAAATAGACTTGAAATTAGTACGACAATTGAATTATACGCAAGACCTGCGGATAAAGTAAAATACCCAAATGATTTTATAAGAAATTATAATTTTAGAATTGTTGTTCCATCTACAGGTAATACTGTACAACCCGAGGGTTCATTAGTCTCCATACAAAGAAGTGAAGACGTTGATTTACCTGACTATAATGGTAAACAATATTACAATATAAAAAGACCTGATGGTGGGTACATTACTTATAACTTCAGTTGTTCTCGTTGTGTAATAACTAAAGTTGAGGTTGTTAAGTCAAACGAACAAACATCGGTACAAAACATAACAATAACCAATACTCCTGATACCAAATATACAAACGTTATCGATGTGAAAAACTCAGGAAGATTTGTTTTATCTGTAACTTATAATAATGCGGACGTGCCAGGAACATTTACAGCAAAGAGTGAACCTTTCACTTTATAACATAACAACATATTTATATAGAAAGAATATTATGGACATCAATACAGCAATCAGCAATTATCTTGGAAAAAAAATTAATTATTCTGAAAAAGATAATAACGACGGAACAAAAGAAGTTTGCGACTTAGCAACGGGCCAATGTTATACAGTAAGAGAACGTGATGGTCTTATCGAAAGAGCAGGAAACAGTACTTACGCTAACAGACAAGTTATGGTTGAAACCGATAACGGATTAAAACAATTATTAAACGGATAAAAAATGAGTTTAGATAAAAAAATATTAAGTGAGATTGACAGATACAGAAGTATCAACAAATACATCACAGAACAGGCTGAAGAAATTCCAGCAACACCTGAGGAAGATTTAGGTGCATTAGCACCACTACCTGGAGATGCGGGAGCAGGAGCACCACCTCCACCAGCAGGGGCAGTTCCACCACCAGCACCAGCGGCACCTGCTTCAGGTCCATTGGATATTGAAAACGACCCCGACGTAGAAAAAATTGACGACGAAGGTAATAGTGAAGAAGGTGATAAAGGTTCTGATTCTGAAGAACTTGATATTACAGAATTGGTGGATTCTCAAAAAAGTATCGAAACAAAACAAGATGAGTATTTTAATAATTTATTTGGACAATTAAATGATTTACAATCAAGATTGGGAGAAATGGATAGTATCATGAATAAGTTAAATTCACTTGAAGCTAAGATTGAGAAATACAGAGAAAAAACTCCACAAGAAAAATTAGAGTTAAGAACATACGACTCATACCCATTCAATCAAAAACTTTCACAGTTTTTTGATGATAAGTCAGAAGAGATGGAAAAGACGGGAAAAAATGATTATGTTTTAACTTCCGACGAAGTACAAGACATTAACGTTAACGATATCAAAAACTCTTTCCAACCAGGGGGAGGGGAAGACAAAGAAAACTACAAAACTTCATTTAGATAAAAACGGAAGGTGTCGAAAGACACCTTTTTTTTATTTGACAAATCGATATTATCACCTATCTTTATGAAACAATTTAATCATTTAATTTAAAAAAACATGAGTTCATTAGACGCCGTATTGGCACAGTACGAAAAATCACAACAATCAGCGGGCGGGGCCCAAAACAAGATGTCGCAAGACGAAAGAATGAAAAAGTATTTCGCTTTAATCCTTGGGGATAAAGAGAAGTCAGGTCAGAGAAGAGTAAGAATCCTTCCTACCACAGATGGTTCCTCACCATTCAAAGAGGCATGGTACCACGAAATCCAAGTAGGTGGTCAATGGCAAAAATTCTACGACCCAGGAAAGAATGACAACGAGCGTTCACCTTTAAACGAGGTTTACGAAGAGTTGATTGCCACAGGTAAAGAGTCTGACAAACAGTTAGCCGCTCAATACCGTTCTCGTAAATTTTATATCGTTAAAGTTATCGACCGCGACCACGAGGAAGACGGTGTGAAATTTTGGAGATTTAAACACAATTACAAGAATGATGGTATCTTAGATAAAATCATTCCAATTTGGAGAAACAAAGGTGATATCACTGATGCTGAGAAAGGTCGTGATTTAATCATCGAATTAGCAAAATCTAAAACACCTGCAGGTAAAGAATACACAACCGTATCTACGATTATGTATGATGACCCAGCTCCTGTTCACACAGATGCTGCACAAGCAACTGCTTGGGTTAATGATGAGTTAAGTTGGTTAGATGTTTATTCTAAAAAACCTGTTGACTATCTTGAAGCAATTGCTCGTGGAGAGACTCCAAAATGGAGTACTGAAAAGGGTGGATATGTTTATGAGAACTCTACAGTTGAAACCGAATCATTCGGTGGTGGAGCATCTAAGAGTGGTAAACCAGCTGTAGCTGCGGACCCACAAGCAAATGACGAACCAGACGGTGATTTACCGTTCTAATTTATAACAAGGGTGGGAATCCCCACCCTTTAATTTTTTATCACATGACATTTAAAGAAGAAATTGACTTGCAGTTAAGGGATAACAAGACGTTGTCCTATGAAATCTTAAGTCAACTAAAAGACAAAGGTTACTTCTCAGGTAGGAGTAAACAGATTGGTGATACTGTTTTATTTGGTATGTTAAAAGATGAAGACGAGGATGGTGTTTCGGTTATTAGAATCGTAACTTTCCATGAAGAAGAAATCGGAACTCTTTACGAAGAAGACGACACCTTTTACAACAGAAACAAAGTAAATAAGTTACCCAACATTAAAAGAATAGAAAATGGCAATTAAGAAAAACGATTTTAAGTCTATCAAAGACAAATTCTCAACATCGGCGAAATATAAACCCCAAAGGTTTTTTGACTTAGGTTCTGATTTCTTAGATGCGGTTGGTTTACCAGGTCCTGCAATTGGTCACTTGAATATGTTCCTTGGTCACTCAGATACAGGTAAGACAACGGCTCTTGTAAAAACAGCTGTTGATGCTCAGAAGAAAGGTATACTTCCTGTGTTTATTATCACAGAACAAAAATGGTCATTCGAACACGCCAAATTAATGGGGTTTGATTGTGAAGAGGTAGTTGATGAATCAACAGGTGAGTTAGATTGGGATGGTTTCTACATCTTCAATAACAACTTCAGTTACATCGAACAGATTACTGACTATATCAACTCGTTATTAGACGAACAAGAAAAAGGTAACTTGGACTACAGTTTGTTGTTTTTATGGGACTCAGTGGGTTCTGTACCATGTAAGATGACCTTTGAAGGTAAAGGTGGTAAACAACACAACGCAAGTACCTTGGCCGACAAGATTGGTATGGGTATTAACCAAAGAATTTCAGGGTCTCGTAAAGCTGATTCAAAATATGAAAACACCTTGGTTATTGTTAACCAACCATGGGTTGAACTACCTGACAATCCTTTCGGACAACCGAAGATTAAAGCTAAGGGTGGTGAAGCCATTTGGTTAAACTCATCATTGGTATTCTTATTCGGTAATCAAAAAGGTGCGGGTACAACTAAAATTACCGCAACTAAAGATAAGAGAACAATTAAATTCGCATCAAGAACAAAAGTTTCTGTAATGAAAAACCACATCAATGGATTGGGTTACGATGACGGAAAGATTATTGTTACACCACACGGATTCATTGGAGGTAAAGAGGCTAGTGAAGAAAAAACTTCATTAGAAAAATACAAAAAAGAATACGCAGACTATTGGAAGGATATCATCGGAACTGATGGTGACTTCGATTTGAAAGAAGAAAAAGAAGATTAGTATTATTGTTTCACCCTTTAAATCACACCAGTGATTAAGACATTATTAGTAGACGGAGACAATCTGTTTAAAATA